CCAAGCAAATCATATCTACTTGTAATTAAACAATTTAAAGCTTACAATTCTGAGCTATTTACGTTCAATTATCTCTTGCGCTTGCGCTCATTTCCTTACTGAACTGTAAGCTGTAAGCAAAACCCACATAATGACACCTTTTATGAGTGGATAACCCACCCAAATGTCCACTAATCAGCGGTAGTCGTAGAAAAACCTTCTTATAAGACAGTAATATTAAAGAAAGAGAGTATTTCTACTCTCTCTCTTTATGTTGTTTAAAACATGCTCGCACCAAATGCTGATGCGGCACCGATATTATTCAGCTTCTCAGACAGTTCAAATGTGAACTCTTTCACGATTTTATCATCGGCACTACACTCAGTGCCTGAGTTCATTTTGTCACCTTTTTTGTAGTAGGTGACTTCAAGTTTGGAGCCTTTCAAAACTCCAAAATTGCCACGCAGGTCTGTACCTGCCGTTACTTGGCGGTTGGTGAGAAATACTGGATTTTCCTGCCCTTCAAGAGCAAGAATAATGAGGGTTTTTTCTTCAGTTACTTTGGTTTTAACTGAGACAATCTTTTTCATGGTAGTTACCTATAGGTTTGATTTAAGTTGTGGCTAATAACTATTATTAACCAAAGACTTGCTATTGCCGTAGATAAACCTTTATTACTAAGATAATGAGCATCACAGGTTTTATCCCATGATGCTCTTACGACTAGATTATTTTGTTCTTGTTGAGTTCATAATACTCAACAGTTTGCTCACGAAAATCTATTTCGTTCTCGTGGTTTCGTGTAATTGTGTGAACAACGATGTGTTTCACCTTATCCTGTTCTATGATGTATTCGGTCACAGATATTCCGCGACCGTTCTCATCATTGTCTTTAAATTCTCTTAGGACAACTGGGTGTGAGTCACATGGTATGTGAACAGTGGTGTTATCATCTGTACCTGTAACAGGCTCTTTGTATTCGATGCCAGATTCGAGTGATAATACTGTGAGGGCTTTGAAGAATTTCATGGCAATGTAGGTTTGATTAGCAATAAAGGTTGAATTTAAAACCGTTTTAAATCCAATCGTTAGTGGGGGTCGTTGAGTAATATGGCTAACACTCTCGTAAAATTTAAAAAAAATTTATTGGAAACACCCACGTAATTTTCTAAAAATTTCCAAAAAAATTATAAAAAAATAATTACCAACTTGTAAGAAAAACTTACATGTTGATATTTTGAAAGAAAATCTAAAAGATAATATGTTAACTTTTATCCATTATATTAGCACTAATGGATAATATGTTATCATTAAAAGATGGAGTATTGCCCCCGTCCTGTAAATTTATTGAAAGAAAAAGAGATGATACCAGTTAATTAGTATGACTTATGTGGGGGAACCGAAATTTACAAAGGCAATCAGCATATCTGATTAAAGTCGCTATATCAACAGGATTTACTTTACCTGTTCCAACATTACCTTCTCCGATTGGATAATGAAGTTTCACCAGTATTTTAGATGTGGATGGTTGCCACGTATCAAAGGTAAGGTTTAATTATTGGTTTGTCAATATGTGTACTATATGTGTAAGCAATTATATTTACACATATATCTTACATATGTTACACATATATTGCACATATAAAATATATTGAAAAATAATGTTGACAAAGTGTTCTAATAATCGTATCATTGTATATGAATTTTATATACAATTTCTTAAAAACACAAAATGATTTAGAGGTTGCTCTGATTCATGAACACGCCAAAAGTAAAGAAGATGTAGAAGTTACAAAGAGCTTTACTGATACAGGCGATATAGTTAAAGTATTTAAACAAAATGAGGAGACATTGTTTTTGATAGAATTCGCTAAAAACAAAATAACAGTATATGAAAAAAGTAAAGTTAAGAAAAAAACCCTCGACTTTGGAATACCTACGATTAGCAGGAGGTTCTTTTAATTTAACTGATAAAGAAATGGAAGTATTGTCTTTATTTGTCAATCAGCATTTGAAAGAAAATCGGAAGAATGTGTTTACTCCAGCAGATAAACAAGAGATTGCCAAAGAATTAGGATTAGATGACTTCAATAGACTAAATGTATTTATCAAGAAGTTAAAGGATAAAAGAGCCATTATTAAACAAGTAGAGGGATATCACATACATACAATATTAATTCCAGACAGTGAAGGTATAAGTTTTATATGGAACACAGAGGACAACTAAAAGGAGATGAGCTAATTAAGAGCATTGCTCAAAAGTACAATATATCTTTTGATGAAGCTAAGAAGGCTATTCATTCCCAATTCCACTTTGTTAATGATAAGATGAAAACATTAGATACCATACGTCTTCCTTATTTTGGAGTATTTAAACCCAACTTAAAACGAAAACAACAAATAGATGCAAAAAGAAAATCTGGATTGGATAAAAACTCTAAGTAAATCTATAAAATGTTTTGGATTAAGATTAAAAGATAATAATAAGACAGTTAATCTTAATAAAAAAGAAAAAGAAAACATTAAAGATTCAATTAGTAATGAATATTATACTGATGAAGAAGAAATCATATATTTGCAATGGCTGATTGATACAACAAGTTCAATACCGTTTGGTATTGAAAAAGTATTATGGCAAGACAGAATAAATAAACTAAAACAAAAGAAAATGATTAAAAATAAATTAACTCCCGAAGACATTGAAAAAGCAATAGTTAAAGAAGAGTATATTAAAGTAGGAACAAAAACTACTATTGCAGTATTAACACTTAAAAATGGATTTGAAGTAATTGGTAAAAGCGGTTGTGTAGACCCATCTAATTATGACCATGAAATTGGTAGTAAAGTTGCACGAGAAAAAGCAGTAGATCAAGTATGGTTACTTGAAGGATATAAATTACAACAAAGTATGTATGAGGTAAGTAAATGACCACTTTCGATGATGTAGTAAATAGTTTTGAGTTAGTAAACGAAAAGCAAATGAGTGATTTTAAACAATATCGAAGAACACAAATTGCAGAAATGCGAGCTGTTACAGATAAAGATGTGACAAGTTTTTTAGCTTACAACAGATTAGTTGTTGAAGAAGCTATAGAAGTTTCAATATCAAAAGAAGATTTGATAACAGGTAGCCCAAGAATTGGAGACATGATTGCTCGTAACCCTAAAAACCATAAAGACCAATGGTTAGTATCAGAAGAATATTTTAAAGATAATTTTGAAGAACTATGATAACACCTGAAGAAAGAGAAACAGTTATTCTATATGATCATCCCGAATCAGTAGTTAAAATCACCACTACACAAAAAGATGTGTATGAGGGATTTATTAAAAGATTAGGTAAGAAGAATATTTTATTTATGGAAGCTGATGATGATAACAGTGTATATTATATAAAGACAAAAGAAGATGTAATGAGAAAGCCTTATTATATTTCAAGAGTATTAAACAAATAAAAAAACAATGAGACACATGGAACGTAAAAAACTAGAACAAGCACTTGATTTTAATGTACACCCTGATTTTGTATTGGTATATCCAAAGAAGCAAAAGGATAAATCAGATGGTGGTGTATTGCTGTCAGAAGGTGCTCAAAAAGAAATGGCAACAACTCCAACCGCAGAAGTATTAGATATTGGTGATAATATTAAACTAACATTTGGCGGTAAACCACTAATGGTTGGTGATGAAGTATATATTCGTGCAGACCAACACATGGTACAAGTGGCTGAAATTAATGGCTTTGGATTTGGTTTTGCATTCCCAGCAGCAATCTTAGGTGTTAAAAATGAGTAGAACAAACTTAGCAATTAAAATATTAGAACAAGGATATCCCGTTGTACAAGAAAACTTTTCTTCTATAACAATGGTGAACAGTTTAATTGATCTAATTGATGCAATTGAATCTGGTAGAAAACTAAAAGAAGTTTCAGGAAAAACAGAAGATCTTTTAGATTTCACAGAACAACCTGTAATAACTAAAGAACAAGCCGTAAATGTTTTGGTTGATAATTTAAGGAAGGATGTAGATTATCATTCGCTGTGGAAAAATTTTGTAGTACATGCAATTGTAGATGAATGTCGTGTTCAATATTTTGAAAACAATAACGAAAACATGGACAAAGAAACTTTAGATATTACTAAATCTATAGCAGAAGGTTGTGCTAAAAGAATAGTGGATAATATATTCTTGGTTAATACTGAAACATTTAAAAAATAATGGCGTTATTTGAATACAACGAAAATACTGGTACAGTATTTGTAAATCCTAACTTACTCCATATCAAGGAGTTTAAGAAACTAAATGAGCATAAAGACAGGGATAAACTCCTGTCTTATGTTTATCACATTGCTGATTACACATCTCCATATGCTAAGTATGATGATGTTAAGCGCAAAGAACTATTGAAAAGAGATTTGCTTAATGACAAAGAACCAGTAAAAGATGTTGTAGAAGCTATTAGCAAATACAAAGAGTTAAATGAAACAGATGGTAGTAGATTACTAAGTTCAGCAAGAAAAGCTGTTTGGAAACTACAAGCATACTTTGAAGAACTTGATTTTGAATATGAAGAAGATAAAGGTAAGTCTGCTAAAGATTTAATATCTAATCTTAATTCAGTTGGTAAGATACTTGAGAGTATTAAGTCTTGGGAAGAATATGTACGTAAAGAACAAACAACCGATCAAACAAGAAAGGGTATTAAAAAGACTAGATATAATACATAATATTTTTGTATATTGCTATTTAATATACCTACCAGTGTAGCTCAATTGGCAGAGCAACAGTCTCCAAAACTGTAGGTTAGAGGTTCGATTCCTTTCACTGGTGCAAAATGTCGAAATGGTGGAATAGGTAGACACGACAGACTTAAAATCTGTTGCCCACAAGGGCGTGTAGGTTCGAGTCCTACTTTCGGTACAACAAGGCGGGTTAGAGGAGAGGTCGTCCTCGCTAGGCTCATATCCTGGAGATCACTGGTTCAAATCCAGTACCCGCAACACAATATTAATATAAATGTTTAAAAATACAATTGAATGTAGTCCTGCTGCTAATTACTTTGCAGAACATGGCACATATACTAAATACATAGAGGGTACAAAAGAATATTTCGACTTCTGGGATGAACAGGAAAAGAGATGTTTGGAAGGCTATATAACACCAAGTGGTATTCCGTTGACGGGGTATCACTATTTTTATTTAAACTACTTTCGTATTGACAGATCTGTAGACAAAGTAGTACGTGGAAGAAAGATTAAACAACGTGAGTTCCTGCAACCTAAGTTTTATGATGGTGACTGGGAATTCTTTTGGTTAGTTGATATTGCACGATATGGTATTGACCATAAAGATTATGAGAATCTTAAAAAACAAGGACTTAATGTAGATATCCACCCTAATGATTTAGAAGGTGGTAAATCCCTTGTAGTATTAAAAGCACGTAGAAAGGGATATTCGTATAAAGTAGCTTCCATGTTCACAAGGAACTACTTCTTTATTGCACGTAGTAAGAACTTTATGCTTGCAGAAGATAAAAAATATTTGCAAGGAGACGGTATTTATCAGAAGTTCTTGGATGGTATGGCGTTTGTGGATGCTAATACAGCATTTACTCAACCTCGTGTAGTAGATAAAGCCGCATCTCTTGAAATTAAAAGTGGATATAAAGTAGTAGAAGAAGGTACAGAAATTGTTAAGGGTAAACAATCTTATGTTGCTGGTGTATCATTAAAAGATAATCCTGATGCAGCTCGTGGTAAAGCAGGTGAACTTGTTGCTTTTGAAGAAATGGGTAAATTTGGCGGATTAAAAACAGCATGGGATATTACTGCTCACACAGTTCATGAAGGAGATGAAGCATTGGGTTTAATGTTAGCATTTGGTACAGGTGGTACTGAAGGTGCTGACTTTGAAGGTGCTGAAGAATTGTTTTATAATCCTCATGAAAACCATTGTTTAAGAATTAATAATAAATGGGATGATGGAGCAGATGGTACATGGTGCGGATATTTTGTACCTGTATATATGAACCTGCCTGGTTTCATGGATGAAGATGGTAATAGTGATATCCAAAAAGCTACTGAATATGAATTGAAACAGCGTGAGATTAAGAAAAAGAGTAAACGTAGTAATTCATATTCACAACACATTGCTGAACTTCCTTTTAATCCACGAGAAGCTGTACTTACCTTTGACACCAACTTGTTACCCACACAAGAACTGGTAGAACAAAAGAACTATGTGGAAGTAAATCAAACATGGCGTTCAGGTATAAACGGTGTTATAGTTAATACTGAAGATGGTTTTAAATTTAAGCAATCACCTGATTTAAAACCTGTACTTAAGTTCCCCCATACAAAACAAGATGATGTTAAGGGTTGCCATATTATATACGAAGCACCTGTTAGAATTAATGGTCATGTTCCAAAAGGATTGTATATTGCTTGCCATGACCCTTATGCTCATGACGAAACAACCAATTCAGCATCTTTGGGTGTTACATATATCATTAAACGTACAAATGAGTTCTCACAATCTTTAAACGAAGCTATTGTTGCAAGTTATGTGGGTAGACCAGCAACTCAGGATGAATACAACTATAATATGTTTAACTTAGTTGAATATTATAATGCAGAGTTAGGATTTGAAAATGATCGTGGTGATACTATTGGTTATGCAAGGAGACATAAAAAGCTACACTTGTTAGCTAAACAGTTTGAGTTTTCCGATAAGAAAGAATTGCAAGGAAAGACCAAACGAATATATGGAATGAACATGACTAAAGAACGTAAACAACAAGGTGAAATCTATTTACGTGACTGGTTATTAACACCAATTGAAGTCTTGGAAGATGGTAGAAAAAAACTTATATTACATACTATCCACGACCCTGCGTTACTTGAGGAGTTAATTAAGTTTAACCACAAGGGTAACTTTGATAGGGTAATGGCTTTAATTGTTGGACAATACCATAGACAAGAAGTATTTAATAAGAAGGTTAAAGCAATTAAAGAACAAAAACATAATGATTTTTTTAATAGATTTTATAAATGAAAACAACACAATTACCTAATCAGGCACTACCTCTTTTAGAAAAAGATGAGGATTGGAAAAAACAATCGTTAGATGCTATTATAAGCAGAACTACTTTCCAACATGGCTCTAACCAACGCAGAGCATCTATTAAGAAATTATATGATTACTATCATGGAGAAACAGACCCTAAAGACTACGAGTATGTATTAAAACCATATGGTGGAAAAGAAATATCTAACTTTCCATCTGAATTAAGAACCTATCCGTTAATCAAACCTGCTGTAGATTTATTAGTTGGTGAAAAGATTAAACGACCTTTTAATTTCTCTGTTGTAATTAACAACCCCGATGTAATTACTATTAAACAAGAAGCTAAAAAAGAAGCTGTACTTGAAAACATGTATCAATGGTTTATTAACAGACTTAATGAACAAGGTGTTGATACAGGTATGGAAAGTGAAGAAGTGGAATTACCTGAACACGTTGAAAAGATATTTGAAAGAAATTGGAAAGATCATCGTGCAATCATGGCTCAAAATGCCATTCGCTTTTTAGTTCCTTATTTAAAATGGGAAGAAAAGCATCAGAAAGGATTTTTTGACTTCTTGGTAAGTGGTTATGTATATAGCCATAGAGGTGTTTTCAATAATGAACCTTATTATGAGATATTAAATCCATTAGAAGTAGATTATGACAAAGACCCTAATATTGATTTTGTAGAAGATGGTAGTTGGGCAGTAATAAGAGAACTTGCAACAAGAGCAAGCATTGTAGATAAATACCACAAGTCTCTGACCAAACAACAGATAACTGAACTCCAAAAACCTAAAGGTAACAACAGAGACGGATTCTATTACTATGATGAGGATAGAAATCCTTTTCACAATGAGTTTGATGATTATGCAGAAGTATGTACAGTGTATTGGAAATCATTAAAGCTTATTAAGTATAGAATGTACCAGGATGAGTATGGTGAAATCTTAGAAGAAGTGGTAGATGAATTCTACACATTCAATCCTGAAACAGACATTAGTTTAGAAGAAACCTTTATTAATGAGGTGTGGCAGGGTGTTAGAATTGACGATGATATTTATATTGAAATTGAGCCATATGACATTCCAAGAGCAAGTATAGATAATCCAAGCAAAGTTAAACTGCCTGTTAATGGTAGAACATACAGCAATAGAAACAGCGCTGCTATTAGTTTTGTAATGTTAGGTATTCCCTTTCAATTGTCTTATGATATTTTTAAGTATAGATTAGAAGCAGCTATTGCTAAATCTAAAGACATGTTGGCAATATTTGATATCAACATGATTCCTGAAGGTTGGGAAATGGATAAGTTCATGGCTATTATTGAAGCCACAGGTATTGCCTGGGTTGATTATGCTAAAGAAGGTATGCAATTTAACCCACAACATCAGGCAGTATTGGATCTATCTATTAAAACCATTGAGCAGTATTTGAGATTACTTCAATACATACGTGAAGAATGGGAACAGATATCTGGTGTAACAAGACAGCGTATGGGAGAAATGAGCCAATACGAAGGTAAAGCAACTGGTGAACAAGCCATTATACAAAGTTCCCACATTACAGAAGACATGTTTAGAAAGTACAGTTACTTTGAAGAACGTGATTTACAAGCTCTGATTGATTATAGTCAGGTTGCATGGATTAACGGTAAAAAAGCAATGTACTCTATGCCAGATGGTTCACAACAGTATTTAGAACTTGATGAAGAGTTTGTACATGCTGAATATGGTATTCATGTATTGGACAGTGGTAAAGAACAAGAGAAGATACAAGAGATTAAACAGTTGACAGGTGTTGCTTTAGAACAAGGCAGTCCAATGTCCATGATTGCTGAAATGATTGAATCTGATAGTTTTGTTGAAATGAAAGACAAGATTAAAGATGCAGAAATGGCTATGCAAGAATTGCAACAGGCTCAACAAGAAGCAGAGCAGGAAATGGCACAGCAAATGGAAGCTTCTAAAGATAAAGACAGAGCGCATGAGAAAGAGCTTAAGACAATGGAGTTAAATAACAAGATTGAACTTGAGTTAATTAAGCAAGCACAGAACACTACTGACGACCAAGAGTGGAAAGCACAACTTGAAGAACGTAAGATTGAACTTGAAAGAGAAAAAGCTAATATAGATAAACAACTTAAAGAGAAAGAACTATCTGAGAAAGAGCGAAATAACAAGGCTAAAGAACAGATAGAAAGTAAAAAAGTATCAAAGATGTCAAAAAGTAAGTAGTGTGCTATATATTACAATTTACTATATTGATACATTGTGCTTGACATGAGTACAATTAAATGTTAAATTTAACACAAATTAAAAAATAAACTATGGCAAAAGAAAATGAAGAACTAGTAGACATGTTTGAAATAGAAGATGTCGAAGAAGAAAAGAGAGAGGAAGGGCCTGAAGTTATTGATTCTCCTGAACCCGATAATAAGGAAGAAGAAGAACAAAAAGAAGAAAAGCCTGAAGGTGAACAAGAACAGGAAGAAGAAGGCGAAGAACAAGAACAAGAAGATCCTGATAATGATGAACCTGAACCTCTTGTAATTTCTATTGCACAACAATTGGGTTATGAGCTTGAAGAAGGCGAAGAACTTGAAGATTCTGAAGAAGGTATTATTAAGCTTGTACGAAATGCTTCTCAAAAACAAGCAAATCAATACATTCAAGAAGAATTGGATCAAACCCCAATTATTAAAGACTTTTTGGAATACGTAAATGCTGGTGGAGAACCAACGAAGTTCTTAGAAACCACATTTCCTTCAAATGATTATTCCAAGATAGATTTTGATGAGTCAAATGAGACTCAACA